GAATGGTGGCAGCCGTACCTTGAGGCCGCCTACCCGCCGATGTCGTTCATCGTCGCCTCGCTCGACACGGCCTACACCGAGAAGACCGAGAACGACCCATCGGCGCTGACCGTCTGGGGCGTGACCACGGGGGCCGCGGCGATGTATGCGAGCCGCTATGTCGCCCCTGGCGGTCGCCTGCGTGAGCAGGAGGCCGAGACGATGCGCTTCGACGAGGCGGCGCGCGTCAAGTTTCGCGCGGCCACGCAGGGCGGCGATCTCCCCCGGGTTATCCTGATGGACGCCTGGACGGATCGCCTTGAGCTTCACGAGCTGGTCGAGAAGGTCACCAAGACCTGCCGCCGCATGAAGGTCGACAAGCTGCTGATCGAGAACAAGGCGAGCGGGTACAGCGTGGCGCAGGAGATTCGGCGGCTGTTCGGCCACGAGAACTGGTCGGTACAGTTGCTCGATCCGCTCGGGCAGGATAAACTGGCCCGTCTGTACAGCGTGCAGCACCTGTTCGAGGAGGGCATGATCTTCGCGCCTGATAAGGCCTGGGCCGATGCCGTTATCACGCAGGCCGCGGTCTTCCCGAAGGGCAAGCACGACGACCTGGTCGACACGACGAGCATGGCGCTGCGTCACCTGCGCGAGCTAGGCATGCTGACCAGAGCACCCGAGTGGACCTCGGATATCTACGAGAGCATGAGGCACTCGGGGAAACCGCCAGCCCCGATATACCCGGCGTAACCGGAGTCGACCGTAACACGAGGAGGCACCGAACATGCCCGAAGTAACCATCACCACCGACGACCTCGAGGCGCTGCTGATGACCGCAGCCGTCACCGCAAGCAACCCCGCGGCGCGCCACGAAGCGATCAAGGATATCCAGTGCAACTCGGTTATCGAACGTGTGCCCGCTGCGGTGGATCGGGCTGGGCGTGCCTGGCGCAAGGCGCTACGCCACGAGGAGAATCCTGAACGCTACGAGTTGACCGAAGCCGACATCGAGAAGTTGCGGGTCTTCTCGTATCAGGGCGCGTCGTCCTATCTCGGCGGCGAGGAGAGCTACCTCAACGAGGGCCAGTACCTTGCGACCAAGGGCCTAGTCGAGATTGGCGTGTGGTCCGAGCGTGTCGTCTGGGCCAATGCAGGCGAGGAGCACTATCACCATCAGGTGCGCCGCGTACGCCTGACGCCCGACGGCGTTCGGATCCTCGAGCAGAACCCGCCGAAGCCCCCAGCCGCGCGGGAACGCTGGTGGGATCGGTTCCTGGTGTGGCTTGATGCTTGAGTAACACCACCCCTTGTGGTATGCGGTCAGACTAGGGAGTATCCATGGCCGCAACGATCCGTCACCTGCAATCCGTGCCGCAGCCTTCAGGGCTGGGCGCAGCCGACGTCACGATCGAGGACGCGCCGCCCCCCGGTGACCAGCCGGTAACCGACGCCAAGGGCAACGTGCTCAAGATTGAGCACGGGGACGGCTCCATCACCATCACGCTCGACGGCTCCCCGCTCGAACGCAACTCCGCGGAAGCCGACAAGGACAACTGGTGGCGTAACCTCGCCGAGGACATCGACGCTGCTGAACTCTCCCGTATTTCCGAAGACCTGCTGCGTGGCGTACGCGATGACATGGAGAGCCGCCGCGAGTGGGTCGAGACCCGTGCCGACGGCATGCGGCTCCTCGGTCTTACCGTCGAGTTGCCCGGGCTGGGCGGGTCCGCGGACGGCGCGCCCGTCGAGGGTATCAGCCGCGTGCGGCACCCGCTGCTGCTCGAAGCCGTACTCAGGTTCCAGGCTAACGCCCGCAGCGAGATGCTGCCGACCGACGGGCCGGTCAAGATCCGCGACGATGACAACGGTTCAACCGTCGAGGCCGACCGTCTCGCCGACGCCCTCGAGAACGACTTCAATCACTACCTGACCTCGACAGCCAGCGAGTACTACCCCGACACCGACCGCATGCTGCTGATGCTGGGCTTCGGTGGGACGGCGTTCAAGAAGGTTTACTTCTGCCCCCTCCGCAACCGCCCAGTCAGCGAAACTGTGGACGCCGACGACCTGATCGTCAACAACTCGGCGACCGACCTGGGGAATGCCAAGCGTATCACGCACCGCACGACGATGAAGCCGAGCACGGTCAAGCGGCTGCAGATACTGGGCGTCTACCGTGACTTGCCACTCAACCAGCCACTCGCGATCAACCTCGATAGCGTTCAGCGCGAGAAGAAGGCCCAGGCGGGTCAGGCGACCAGCGAGAGCAATCCCGACGACCGGGATCGCGAGATATACGAGATCGACTGCGAACTCAACATCAAGGGCTACGAGCACCAGTGGAAGGGCAAGGAAACCGGCCTCGAGATCCCGTACCGCGCCACGATCGACGTTTCGACCAAGGAGATTCTGTCGCTTGTCCGTAACTACGATAAGGATACCGAAGAACTCCCCGAGGCTCGCGAAACCTACGTCCAGTACACGTTTGTACCGGGGTTCGGCTTTTACGGCATTGGCCTGCTGAACATCCTGGGCAACACCACCAACGCCATCACCGCGGCGTGGCGCGAGTTGCTCGACGCCGGTATGTACTCCAACTTCCCCGGGTTTCTCTGGGCTGACACGGGAGGGCGGCAGAATACGAATATCTTCCGCGTGCCCCCTGGTGGCGGCGCGCCGATTAAGACCGGCGGGATGCCGATTAGCCAAGCGGTCATGCCGCTCCCGTACAAGGAACCGTCCCAAGCCCTCATGGAACTCGTCGGGGACATCTCCCAGACGGGGATGCGGATCGGCGGCACGAGCGAGCAAGCCGTGGGCGAGGGCCGTGCCGATGCACCCGTAGGCACTACGCTGGCGCTGATCGAGCAGGCGACCAAGGTCATGAACAGCGTCCACAAGCGGATGCACGCCGCCCAGGCGCGGGAGTTCCAACTGCTTGCCGATGTCTTCCGTGACCACCCGAAGTCGTTCTGGCAGCGCAACAAGCGGCCCGCCACGTCCTGGGACGAGCAGACGTTCCTGACGGCGCTCGACCAGTGCAGCCTCGTACCCCAAGCGGACCCGAGCACCGCCAGCCACACGCAGCGCATCATGAAGATTATGGCGCTCAAGCAGCTCCAGGCCGCCCAGCCGTCGCTTTACGACCCGATCGCCATCGACCGCGCGGCGATACAGGCGTTGGGCTTTAGCAACCCCGACCAGTTCATGGCGCCCCCGAGCGCCCAGGCCTCGCCGCCCCCCGAGTTGCTGGAGGTGCAGGCCAAAATCCGCCAGGGCGATCAGCAAGCCGCCGCGACGACGACGACAGCTAACGCACGTATGCTCGACGCTGAGACCAAGGCCAAGGAGGCCGGTCTCGGAGCAGCGCGTACCGACCAGCACGGCCCGAACGAATCGGAACTTAAACTCAAGGCTGCCTCGTTGGCGATGGAGAACCACAACCGCCACCAGGATCGTGCCGTCGATATCGAGGTCGCTAAGATGAAGCTCCAGGGCGATGCGTTGCGCGCTCAGGCCGAGCAGCAGCACGAATCGACGATGCAGGACAAGGACATCGTCAGCAAGCACGTTGAGCACCTCGACGACCTGCAGTCGCAGGACCGCCAGCATGCGACCGGCTTGGCCAGCGACCACATTCAGCAGGCTACCGACGTAGCGTCGGACCAGTCGATCGCTCAGTTGCAGGCCGAACAGCGCGCCGCGGCACCGAAGCCGCCCCGCGCCCCACGCGCCGGCGGACCACGTAAGCCGAGGAAATCATGAGCCGGGACGTACGCGCCGCTGTCATGACGGCGAAGAAAGCGTCGGCCCACGACGACCCCAAGCGCGCGGCTAACCTCGCTCGTTACTTGAAGGGCAACCACCCCCTCGTTCCCCACGTTGTTTACCACGGGACGACGGGGGACTTTCACGCATTCAATCCCCGGCACGGCAACAACGGCCAGTACGACCCGACCGATCCCGACATCATCAAGCACGAAGGCGGTCTGGTCGAGCGGGCACTGCGTATGGTCAGAGCAGCGGGCGGATTGGTCGGCCCCGTCCTCTACAGCGGCGCGGCACAGGCGGCATCGGCACTCCCACAGCCGAGCGGTCCTACGCCGCAGATGTTGGCCACGCTGGCCAACCGCCCCGGCGTCAAGCCCGACGAGCTGGCTAACGCGGGCGTGCCCACACAGCCGACGGTGACCCGCGACGAACTCGCCCAGCACTTCGAGAACGCCCTGCCTGCCGTTAAGGCGCTGACGCTCCGCGAGCAGGACGACCCGTACATGCAGTCCGAGGACGGCATGGACGCCAAGTTCGGGCCGAACGAGAATCCCAGCCTGTCAATCCCCGGCGGTACGAACTACCGCGAGAAGCTGCTCACCGTGCCAGCCGTCAAGCCGTGGGAAGTTTACGACGCCAACACGGAGCGTACGCACTCACGTCACTGGACGGAACGAGACGCGCGGGATGCTGCCCACGAAGGTAATCAGTACGAGGACGCCGACCTCCACTATGCGCGCGACCCCAGGGCTCCTGAACCGTTTATGGGGTCGCACTGGGAGGACGTCCCGAGCGTCGTCGCCCATATGCGGTTGCAGGACCGTACGCTGCCGACCGGCGAGAAAGCCCTCCACCTTGAGGAGCTCCAGAGCGACTGGGGCCAGGCCGCTCGTAAGCACGGGTTCAAGGATCCGGAGGCTGAGAAGTTCCATAACACTCAGCTGACGAAGCTGAGGGATGCGTTTGGCGCTCAGTTGGGGCCAGCTACCGCGGCGCTAGACCGTACTCGCGAAGAGAATCGTCGTCTCCACGGGTCTGAAGTGCCGAGAGACAAAGAGGACGCCATGTACGCGGCGTACCATAAGATTCGTGCGCCTCTCGAAGACGCGTATAACAGAGCCGCCCAGCCCCACATCGACGCTCTACGTAAACTCTCCGATGGCGTTCCGCGCGGCCCGTACGTCGACAACACCCAGAAGTGGACCGACCTCGGCCTCAAGCACGCGCTCCACGAAGCGGCCAGCGGCGGTTACGACCGCCTCATGTGGACGCCGGGGGAGGATCAGGCCGCCCGCTACGATCTCAGCAAACACCTCGGATCGCTCAAGGCTGTGCCGCACACGACAGCCACGGGGGACCAGGTGGTTCATCTCACCGGCTACCATCCGGAGCATGGAACGCCGGTCCTCAGCACAACGGTCCCGGCGGATGAACTCGACAAGTACGTCGGCAAGGATATCGCCACCAAAATCCACGAGGGTATGGCTCCCGCGCCGGAAGGCTGGGAAGTCTACAACACCAAGTCAGGCCACGTTGGCCCCACGCACGCCACGGAGCGTTACGCTCGTAATCAGATAGCCACGGCGTATCCCGAGAGTCTTCGGCCCAACCTTGACGTTCGTCCGACCGCGTCAACCGGCCAGAAGCGTCCCGTCACCCTTCGTGGCCTCGACCTCAAAGTCGGCGGCGAGGGTATGAAGGGCTACTACGACAACATCGTCCCAAAGCGGTTGCTGGCGCTCGCCAAACAACACGACCCGTCGGCGACATTGGAGCCCACGGTAGCTCAGCTACCGAAAGACCTCGATACCCATTCTCGTGAAGCCTACGATATGGCGGTAGACGCACATGATCCCGACGATTGGGCGCGTATGCGGGAGAGTGATCAACGCGATGCCGTCGCAGCCATGCGTCCGTACGTACACCCGACAACCCCGAAGCAGTTCCCCTCCCTCCGCATCACGCCCGCCATGCGCGAGAGTATTCTCAGGAAGGGTTTCCCGGCCTACGCCCGCGGCGGCGAAGTCGATCCCCCGGCCCACCAGGAAGCTACGCGCGGTAAGGAATACGTTGCTCCCGAAGCGCCGCTGAAGCATTACGCGCACAGCCTGGAGGCCGATTCCGTCGCTCCGATACATACAATTGCGCCGACGGTCGATCGTGCGCTACGTTTAACCGCCCAGGGTAGGAGATAATCATGACCGAGCATTCCGCTAAGACCATCCGCGCCGAACGCGCCAAGCGTGCCGAGCGCATCGCTGGCGGCACCGACCCCCACCAGAAGGTCGATGCCTCCGACTGGACACCGCCCGAGGCGCTGAACACGGAGGCCAAGACCGGTTTGCGCCCCGTTTCCAAGCGAGCGTACAAGCGCGGCGGTCACGTCGAGGGCGAGGAAGCCACCCGCCACGCCGGTCGTAAGCCCCGCAAATCGGGCGGTCGTGCGCTCAGTGCCGACAGCCTGATCAACCGCGACGTCAAGGAGGCCAACGCCGAACTCGGTAAGCCCCACGTCGGCGGCTACAAGCGCGGTGGCGCCCCGAAGGCGATGGGCGGCCCAATGATGTCGGGAGCACAGAACCCCGTGCCCACTACGGCGCTCAACATCAACGGTCGTACGATCGGTAGCGGCGCTATGAAACGCGGCGGTCACGTCGATGAGGCAGAGGATCGCGCCCTGGTCGACAAGATGGTGAAGAAAGAAGCCCGCACCGGCAAGCGTGAAGGCGGCGGCGTCGAGATTCACCACGATAGTTGTCGTTGCAGTCGTTGCGCCCCGAACTACGAGGGCGGCACGCGCCCGACCGGCGGTCGTGAGGCCCGCGCCCATGGCGGTCGTACCGGCAAGGGCAAGACCAACATCGTGATCGCCATCAACCCGCATGGTGCCCAGGACCAGCAGATGCCACCACCAGCCCAGGTTACGCCCGCCCCCGTGATGCCGCGTCCTCCGGTTGCCGTCGCGCCGCCACCTATGCCACCGCAGGGTATGCCACCGCAGGGTATGATGCCACCCGGTGCGGTGCCGCCAGGGGCGATGATGCCGCGCAAGTCAGGGGGTCGTATCCCGCATATGACAGCCGGTTCCGGCAGCGGCGAGGGTCGTTTGGAGAAAATCGAGATACAGTCTCGCCATCGGTAGTGTCGGCTGCCGCGGCTGAGGGCGCGGGTCACGGTGCTTCCTCCCG